CCCCAATGAAGAGGGGCCCGACACACCGTGTCAGGCCCCGTCTCGCTCAACAACCGGGCTGATCAGGCACCGGGTGGCCGCACCTGCGGCCCATCGCTTCGCTACGAGTTCTCTACAGCCACTGCAGGGCTGACAGCACGTTGAACGTCACGTCCACCGAGCCCCCGCCGATCTCGCCCATGCTGCCGAAGCTGCACTTGGGCATCAACACGCGGCGCTTGCTGACCGAGTCGCGCGCAGTGATCTGGATCTCGCTCAGGCTGCTGAACTTGGCCGGGTCGACGCTGGGGCCGAACTGCAGCTTTGTCTTGAACAGCCGCGGCACGCGTTTGCGCTTCTGGAAGTCGTCGCCCGTGGCCGACGGCACGATGTCGTTCTCGAAGCCGGCGGCGCCGGAGATCATTCCCGAGCCATCTTCGATGGCGATGGGCGCACCGTCGACGATGACGGTGTCGATGTGGAACAAGAGGTTCTGCGTGGCCATGTGGGGCTACTCCGGTAGGGGCTTGAAGGGTTCGACCTGGTCGCACTGTTGGCCGTGCGTCAGACCGCGCCGGCAATCACGTAGCTGGTCACTTCGGTCTGGTAGTGCTGGGTGACGATCACCGGCTCGTCGACGATCTTGAGCTTGCCGTTGGGGCCGTCCACCTCCACGGTGAGCGTGTCCTGGTAGTGGCCCATGTTCTGGCATAGGCCGGCGTCCATGAACAACTTGTACAGGCCCAGCATGATCTCTTCGCCCAGCTCCACCGTCATGATCTTCTGGCCGGGCAGCGGGTCGGTGATGTACTGAGCCAGCTTGTAGCCCACGTACTTGGTCTGGAACTCGGTGACGTGGAACCAGCGGTAGTAGCTCATGGTCTTGAGCCACGCCAGCTCGGCCATGCTGCGGTCGGCCGCACCGAGCGCTGTCTGCGTGTAGTTGGTCACCATGCGCAGCAGGTAGCCGGTGTAGTCGGGCGCCACCTGCAGCGGGCTGCCGCCGGCCGTGAGCATGTTGTTGAGCTGGTCGGTGGTCCAGTGGTTGCCCTGGCTCGGGCCCTTGTAGCCCAGCAGCTGGATGCCGGTGTGTGGCATGGCCGGGTCGGTGGCGGCCAGGCTCTCGATCGCGGCGCCGGCCATCGCGGCCGTCTCGAACGGGCTGGTGGCGTCCTTGGTGGTGGTGATGGTGTGCGCGTGCGGGCTGTTGCGGCTGGCCAGGGCGGTCGTGATGTTGCCCTCGGTGTCGCGCAGGGCGTAACAGACGGCGCCGTCCTGCATGTTGTTGGCCAGCCAGCGCGTGGCCAGCTCGGTCTCCAGGATGCCCAGGTTCGTGCTGTCGGTGAACGGCATCACGATCTCGGTGGCGCGGTAGCCGGCCATCGCCGTCACCACCGGCGTCACGTCGGGGTTGACGGCGCCGCTGGCCATCGCCGGGGTGGTGATGGTCACGCCGCTGGGCAGCTTGTCGTCGGTGTAGTAGGTGCTGCGCACGTCGATGGTGTTGCCCGACGGGCCACCCCACTTGCACGTGATCTTGCACTCGTTGGTGTTGGCAGTGGCAGCGGCGGTGACCGGCAGGCTCGGGATGGCGTTGATGGCGTTGATAAGCTTGGTCGCCAGCGTCACCTGCGTGTCCACGGTGGTGGCACCCACGCTCACCCGCACGCCGCCGATGTAAACCATCAGCTCACCCGAGGCCGCCAGCACCGCACCCGCCCCGGCCGCGTTGGTGATGGCCATCGTCGAGTTGGCTGCTACTGCGCTGCCGCCCGGGGCAATGGCGATCACGTCGATGGGCAGGCCCAGGTCGCTGTTGGCCTTGGCGGCGCGCCACATGAGCGTGAGCAGCGAGCCTTCGCCAAACGCCTCGATGGCAGCGGCGTCGGTGCTGATGGGCGTGATGGTGTTCAGGGCGATGTTGCCCGCGGCGATCTTGTGGCCGATCAGCAGCAGGCGACGCGGCATGCCACGCAGGCCACGGATAGCGCGGCTGAAATCGTTCTTGGCCGCGACGAACGGCACCAGGAAGCTCAGGCTGAGCAGATTGGGCAAGGACATGGTGGGCTCCGTTTATCGGGCGTTATCGGGGGGGAATAAAAGCGGGTTGAAACGAGGTTTCAGCCGACCAGGAAGAGGTCGCCGTCGCGCAGCCGGTGCAGCAGCGTGGTGGTCACCGTCTGGGGCGTAGGCGTCGCATGCTGGAAGTAACCGCCGCTCTCGTTGTTGCGCAGCAAGAAGCCAGGCACCACCTGCACCATGCAGCGCTCGCCCAGGCGCAGGGCGTCGATGGCGGCGGGGTCGCTCGGGCCTGTGGGCTGCAGCGCCGCAGCGGCGTCGGCATCGATCGAGGGCGATTGGGGCTTGGTGGCCATGGGGTCTCCAGATGAGTCAGGCAGGCGGCAGCGCGTTGAACTGCACGTCCTCGGTCACGGTGGGCGCCACACCCGGCGCGACCGCTGCGTCATTGCGGCCCTGCACGGTGTGGTCGGTGATGTCGATGGTGGTCAGGTCGTAGAGCGTAGGCAGCGACACTGCCGGCTTGATGGCCTGCTGCCAGTCCACGAGCCACAGCGCCAGGCCGCGCTTGTCGATGGCGCGGCCATACAGGTTCTCAGCGCGCGGGTCGCCTTCAAGCGGGCCGATCGTCTCGGCCAGGCCGGCGCTGTCGGGCGCCCACAGGCGCAGCGCCAGGCACAGCTTGCGGCTGATCTGCATGGCCTGGCGCATGCGCGCGCCGCGCTGGGCATGCTTGGTGACCACAAAGGCGGCCAGGCGCACCTGGTCGGCAAAGCGCCCGCCCAGCCGGTGCCCGGTATTGGCCTCGCGCCAGCCCAGCACAGTGATCAAGATGGCCGGCGCGCTGAAGCTCAGCTGGTCCACCTCTTCGCCCGAGAACTCGCCCGCGTACTCGGCCACCTCGGCCACCTCGGCCTTGGAGAAGCTGGCGCGCGTGTACGCGATGACCTGGTCGAGCAGGATGGCGCTCATCGTCAGATCCGCTGTGCCCGGCGCAGCTCGCCGAGCAGGATGTCGCCCACCTCGCGCTCGCCGTCGGCGTTGAGGCCCAGCACCGGGCGGGGCGGCAACGGCCGTACCGGGCCATGCTTGCTCACGATGGCCCGGTCGCCGCCGAAGTGGTGGATAGCCGCATAGACCTTGGCGCTGCCCACTTCGACGCCCGCAGCCGTGAGCTGATAGACGTAACTGTCGCGCAGATGACCCTTGTCGATCAGCGTCTTGCCGTCGCGCTTGATCGCTGCCTTGCTCTTGGGCATGGGCGAGCCGTCCACCAGCTTCTGGCGGTGCAGGTTGTCATGCACCTCGCCCACCATGAACTCGCCGATCTCGCGCCGCGCCCGGTCGAAACCTGAGGCGTGCAGCAATGCGAGCGCAGCCAGGTGGCGCCGGATCGGGCCATCGTCGAAGCCGACATGCATGCCGACCCCGCTCACAGGCGCACGCCGCCGAAGCGGCCCCAGTCATACCCGCTCAGCGCCTGGCCACTGCGCACGCGCCCGGCCGGCGCTGGCGAATCACCTGCCGGGGTGATCAGCTGGGTGCGCCCTGCGGCCACATCCTTGAGCCACGCGCGCCACTCGGCGCAGCACTTGTCCATGCGCTCGGTGGCGTTGTCGGCATCGTCGGCCAGGCCGCAACGGGCCAGGGTCAGGCAGCAGTCCTCCAGCGTGGTGGCGTTGGCATCGTCCACCGGCAGCGGCAGCGTCACCACTGACCGCAGATAGCCGTCCATGAAGTTGCTGCTCACCGTGAGCTGGCGAGCCAGCCGCGCCAGGGCTGCCGTGCCAGCCGCCTGCTCGGCCGCACTGGGCGTGCCGGTCCAGGTGCCACCCGCAGCCACTGCGATGGCATCCACCAGCAGCGTCTCGGTCAGCAGGGCTTCTTCGTCTGCTAGCAGCTGCACGGCCTCGGCCTTGCCGAACTTGGCGAGGTACTGGCTGGAGCTGGCGTAGAGCGAGGGCATGCCGCCATGGTGGCGGCAGGGGGCTCAATGCGGCAGGGTGAAGGGGTTCACGGGTCGGCCGAGCCTAGGCCGGCGAGCCCTGTGTCGGGCCGAACTCGACCCGCTTCCAGGCCTTGGCCTCCAGGCCCCGGTCATCCACATACATTGCCGTCATCTCGGCATGCCGGTGTCCGAGCAGCGTCTGCACGTCGATGCCCTGCGCCTGGTAGGTGCGGGCCGAGAGGCTGCGCACTTCGTGCAAGCTGGGCCACTCGTCAGGCGGATACGCCTTGTCGCTCAGCACAGCCCGGATGCACTCAGCAAACCGGATGCTCAGCGACGACTCTTCGATATTGCCGCCGCAGGCCTTGCGCAGCAGCGTCGGGCCCGGCGCCCCGGCGCGGCAATGCTCGATGACGTCACCCAGCGTCATGCCGATTGCATCCAGGCGCAGCGACAGCGGGATGGCGACCCTGGCACCGTAACCCTTCCCGGCTTGCTTTTGCTGCTCGACGCGCAGGCAGCCGTCGACCACATCGTCAAAGCGCATCTAGGCCAGGTCGGCGCGGCGCTGCCCGGTCACCAGGGCCAGCAGCAGCAGCGATTCGAGCCAGCGTTGCCGGCTGGCTTGAGCGAGTGTGCGCATGCGCTGCCAGACCTCGAGCGACAGCCGCTTGCGCATCACATGGTGGCTGGGCAGCTTGACGTGCGAGGCCGGGTTGCTGCCAGCCCAGTCGGCCGCGATCGCCTCGTTGTAGGCGTCGCGCAGCTCGGCGAGTACGCGTTGAGCCATCGACGTCTTGGCCGGCAGGAACTCGGCGCGGATCGCCGAGATGATCTCGTGAGCCCGAAGCGCCTCGATTGGCCGCTGGCCCCACAGCCGTCGCACATGGCGCAGATTGGCGGTCCGATTGCGAATCGTCTGCTCTTTGTAGCCCCGCTCGCGCAGCTGCTGCTCATGCACGTCCAGCCAGGCGGCAACAGTGCGCTGCGGCTGCGCAGGCGCCGCAACAGGCAGCGACTGGGCCCCACCAGGTGCCGCAGCCATGAGGCGCAGCGCCTGGGCCATTAGCTCGAGGGTCTGGGCCAACTCGGCGGGGTTCATATGGGCACCGGCAGGGGTTTGGTTATCGGTAGCTGACCCACGCCGAGAACGAGGCCGTTACGGCATCCGTCGTTAGCGTGAACCAGTCAGCATCGACGCCGGTCAGGTCTACAACCACCAGCGCACCGGCCGCTACCGCAGTCGCAGTGCCATAGGTATGCGAGTCGCTGTAGTCGATCAGCTTGATCGTGACATTGACCGCCACCGCACCGTCATTCTTCAGATAGAGCGTTTTGCGGTCATAGCCCCGCATCAGCATCGGATCGCTGACGCCCGAAACTGTCGTGGCCTGCTTGTATAACAGATAACCCGTACCCACCGGCTTGAATCGCTGTAGCGACTCGATGTCTCCGAATTTCAAGCAACTCTGCGACTGCCCAGCATGAGGCCAGTAACCCCGCTGCTCGCTCTGGTTGTTGGTGCCGATCACCAGCCTGCCATTCCACACACAGTAATCCGTTACCGTGTCGACGTAGCGTCCAATGGGTTCAAGCAGCGGGTAATCGATGCCGATGGTTCCATAGTTCTGCACCCCGGCAGAGTTTGCGTGACGGAACCACGGACTGAGTTGGAACCAAGTCCCGTATGCATTGAGCATCAGTCGTTCGGTCTGCACGGGCCGGATACGCATCCACTCTTGAGTGATGTAGTAATCCTGCGTGTGCGTCCCTGCCGGGAACCGGTAGCGGAAATAGCTCCCGCCCAACGACTGCGACGGGTAGACGAGAAACGGCGACTTGTGATCCATGCCGACAGCGGCGCAGACCATGCCCGACCCAGGATCGTAGTTCCCACCAATCTCGATATGCGACTCAGTCCCCCGCGACACGAACGTGGTGCCGTCCCACGTAGCCAACACGCCGCTGTTCGCCGCGTCACCC